TTAGAAATGTGTGAAGACAGAGGTGATTGTTTTGCTGTAATAGACCCTGTATTCTATGATAGTACCGTTAGTCAAGCATCTACACAAGGAACAATATACAACTCAAGTTATGGAGGTATGTATTGGCCTTGGATTCAAGTAGAAGATGCGGCAGGTATGAGTAGATTCGTACCAGGTTCAATAGGAGTTGCTGAAGTATTTGCTTTCAATGATAAAACTAAGCATCCATGGTTTGCACCAGCAGGTTTAAATCGTGGTAAGATAAATGCAATACAAACAGAACAAAAATTGAGATTAACTCAAAGAGATACATTGTATAACAATAGAATTAATCCAATAGCAACATTCCCAGGTCAAGGTGTTTGTGTGTGGGGTCAAAAAACTCTACAGAAAAAATCATCAGCACTTGATAGAGTGAATGTAAGAAGATTGTTGATAGCTGTCAAGAAATTTATAGCTGCATCATCAAGATTCTTATTGTTTGAACAAAATACACCAGCTTTAAGAAAAGAATTTTTAGCAATAGCTAATCCATATTTAGAAAAAGTAAAATCAAAAAGTGGATTGAATGCATTTAAAGTTGTGATGGACAATACAAACAATACACCAGATACGATTGATAGAAATCAGCTGATTGGGCACATATTCTTACAACCAACAAAAGCAGCTGAATTTATAACAATTGATTTTGTATTACAAAGAACTGGTGCTGAATTTAGTGAATAAATAATTAAATATTAGGTTATTTTTTCATATTTTATATATTTATATGTGTACAAACATACTAAATAAATTAAGTATGAACAAACAGGAGAACTTTAATGGCTACATTGATTGATGCTAATGAAATAATGTTTACGGCTTTTGAGCCTAAACTCAAAAATAGATATGTGATGAATTTAAATGGTTTACCAGCTTATCTTGTAAAAACGATGGCAAGACCATCTATATCTTTTGAAGAAGTAGAATTACATCATATAAATGTAAAACGATATGTCCACGGTAAAGCTACTTGGGAACCAATTGAAGTTACCTTATATGACCCAGTCGTTCCATCAGCAGCTCAAGGTGTTATGGAATGGATAAGATTACATCACGAATCTGTAACTGGTAGAGACGGATATTCCGATTTCTATAAAAAAGATATTACTTTTAATGTCTTAGGACCAGTAGGTGATGTAGTTGAAGAATGGTTGTTAAAAGGTGCATTCATACAAGCAGCAAATTTCAATGATTTAGATTATTCATCAAGTGACCCTGTAGACATTTCTTTAACATTAAGATATGATTACGCAATACTTCAATTCTAAAGAATAAAGAATAAAAATCATCAAATAAAAAAACCTTCAATAATGAACAAAAATTGAGGGTTTTTTTTATTTTGTATATATTTATATACGAATGAAGTTATGAGGTTTTATGAAAAATTTTGATGAAATAATCGAACAAGTTTTAGAACACGAAGGTGGTTATGTAAATGACCCTAAAGATTTAGGTGGTGAAACAAAGTATGGCATCACTAAAAGGTTTTATCCAGATGTTGATATTAAAAATCTAACAATCGAACAAGCTAAAGAAATCTATAAAAAAGATTATTGGGATAAAAATCGTGTTGAATCCTTACCACAGAATTTATGGCATATCTATTTTGATATGTGTGTAAATATGGGTAAGAGAACAGCAGTAAAAGTATTACAAAGAGCTGCTGTCAATAAAGGAAGAAACATCGATGTCGATGGTGGTTTAGGACCAATGACAATCGGAGCACTTAAAGGTGTTGAACTCGATAGAGTTAGAGCATTTAGAGTGAAGTATTATGTAGATTTAATAACAGCTAGACCAGAACAAGAAAAGTTTTTCTTAGGTTGGTTTAGACGAGCAACAGAAGTATAAATTAGGAGAAAAAAATGGCAACAAGTAATGAATTATATGAACAGATAGAAGCAGCATTTAATGACTTTAAAGAAAATCACTCAGTATTTTCAGAAAAAGGTAATAAGGCAGCTGGTGGTAGAGCTAGAAAATCTATCGGTGAAATTAAAAAGTTAGTCACAAGTTACAGAAAAGCATCTGTTTCTGAATCAAAATCTTAGGAGATAAAAATGTCAGAAGAAAAAACACAACAGGCAAAAACAGAAACTCAACCAAAGTTTCCGAGTGAAATAATTGATTTGCCAAGTGGTGGAAAATTATATGGAAAAGATTCACCACTTTATGATGGAAAAATAGAAATTAAATATATGACGGCTAAAGAAGAAGATATTCTTACATCGGCTAATTTAATTAAAAAAGGTGCTGTATTAGAAAAGTTAATGGATTCATTGATTATGACACCAGGTGTTAAATCAGATGATTTAATATTAGGTGATAAAAATGCAATAATGATAGCTGTTCGAATACTAGCATACGGACCAGAATATACTTGTGAAGTTACACATCCACGAACTGAAGAACAAAGAGAACATACTTTTAATTTAGCTGATTGTGCATTTAAAGATTTACCTAAAGATGTTAATTATTCTTCGAATGAATTTGAATTTGAATTACCTGTTTCTAAAGCAAAAATAAAATGGAAATTATTATCAGGTATAGATGATGAGAGAATAAATAGTGAATTAGAAGCTAAAAAGAAATTAGGTTCTTTACAATCATCTGCTATAACAACAAGACTGAAACACATTATATCAGAATGGAATGGTGAAACTGATAAATCAAGTTTAAGTCAGCATGTTGAAAATATGTTAGCAAAAGATTCTTTGGCATTAAGAAATGAAATTCAAAGAGTTTCACCAGATATTAATATGTCACAAGAAGTAGAATTTGAAGGAGACACGGTCTCAGTGGACATTCCACTGACCGTTAGCTTTTTTTGGCCTGACTCCTAAAGATAAGCCTTATATTCATAAGTCTATATTTAATCTTGTTTATTATGGAAAAGGATTCAATTTTTCAGAAGTTTATGATATGCCAGTTTATTTAAGGAATTGGTACATAAATGAACTTCAAACTACAATGAAAAAAGAATCTGATGAAATAAAAAAACAAACCAAAAAAGGTAACATGCCTGTACAAAGAAGATAGTATAATTTTCTTGTTTTTATATATTTATAATAGAACAGAAATGGTTCCAGCTTAAATCTTAAAACGAGGATTATAGATGCCATCTAAAAAAGCAATCGATGAACAAAATCAAGGACTTGATGAACAACGAGACCTCATGGAAGAAATTAGTGGTCTTCTTGAGGCAGCAGTTGGTTCTGCAGATGACCTTGGTAAATCTCTCGGTGGTGTTGCTAATTTATTCAGACAGATAGCAAATGATTCTGATGAAGTAGATAAAAAAGTAAAGAAAACCGATAAAACTCTCAAAGAAAAATTTACTGCAGGATTAAAAAAAGCTCAAGCTGAAACTAATAAATTAGGTAAAAGTTTAATGAATGCTGCTAAATCAGTAGCTGACACTATGACGAGTGCATTAGGAGAAATTGGTGGTATTCTGTCCTCTGCATTGTCTTTAAGTATTGTTGGTACTTTGACTGGAATACTTGGTATGGCAATATCTAAGTTTGATTTTGCTTTCAAAGGAGTTGTTAAAGAACTTGGTATAGGATTCAATGCAGTAGGTTCTCAAGTTAATAAAACATTTGAAAATATGAGACAATCAGTTGTTTATATGGGTCTCGAATTTAAAGATGTTATAGATGGTACTCGACAACTTTCAGATAATTTCGGTTTCGCAGTTTCAGAAGCTCAACAACTATCCTTACATATAGCCGATGGTGCTAAAGCTTTAGGTGTACAAACTAATACAATGGCCACATTAGTTGGTCAATTTTCATTAATTGGAGATATGACAAAAGAACAAGCTCACAATCTTTCAGAGCATGTCGGAATATTAGCTGCACAACACGATGTAGCTCCTCAAGCAGTTCTACAAGATATGGCACAATCTACAGAAGATATGGCATTATTTTCAAAGGGAGGAGTGAAAAATTTTGCAAAGACAGCAATAGAAGCAAGAAAATTAGGTATGAGTGTTAAAGATGTTTCTAATTCATTGAAAGGAATGTTGAATTTTGAAGACTCTTTAAATAAAGAATTACAAGCTTCTGTAATGTTAGGTAAAAACATTAATTTAAATGAAGCAAGAAGATTATCTTTTGCAGGTGACACTGCAGGGGCATTTCAAGCAATAGCTAATGAATTAGGTGATGTTGATTTAGGTTCATTAGACCCATTAACTTTACAATCAGTTGCAGATGCAGCAGGTATGTCAACAGAAAACTTATTAAAAATGTCAAAAGGTGCAGAAGGAATGGGTGGTGTTGATATGGGTGAAGAAGCAATGACTGCACAAGAAAGAGCAGCATTAAAAGCAAGAGATACATTGTCAAAAATGGAACAAGTTTTAGCAGATGCAGAAAATATGGCAATCGAAGTGGCTAATGCTTTCGGTGGACCTATAGTTAAAGCTTTACAAGATTTTATGGCAAAATTACAAGAATTTATTCCTACATTGAGAGAATGGGGTGAGATATTTAATGATTGGGTAGAAAAATTAAAAGGTATGACTTGGGAAGAAATTGGTGCAGAAATAGGTAGAATACTTAGTAAAGGTATAATGTATGGTATAGATGAATATGCTCCAGCCATCGGAAAAATGTTAAAAGGTTTTGGTGAGACGACATTTGGTGGTTTTTTAAAGACTCTCGGATTGTTAGTTTCAGCTGGTGGAATTGGTCCACTTGCAATGTTGGCAAAAGGTATAAATAAATTATTTATTAAACCAATAAAATCGTTAACTAAAATGTTTATGAAACCCATAAAAATATTAGCTGGTTGGAATTTAAAATTTGATGAGACAGCAAAACGATGGAGAAAAGTAAATGGGCAATTTGCTAAAGCACCAAAATTATTAAAAGTATTTGACAAAATGTCAAAAGTGTTTGGTAAAATTGGTAAGTTTTTTAAGATGGTGTTTAAACCTATTAAAGCAGTAGGAAAATTTTTAGGAAAATTCTTCTCAGTTTTTGGAAAGTTAGGAAAAGGGATTCCAATATTAGGTCAAATACTAACTCTTGTAGATGGTTTATTTGGTGGTTTCAAAAGATTAAAAGAAGGAGCAGGTGTATTTGAAAATGTATTTAGATTCATTGGTGGTTTTGTTGAAGGTGTAATTGATGGTATTATAAAAGCATTAACAGGAATAATTGACTGGTTTTTCGGAACCGATTTAACAGCTGCATATGATAAATTTAAAGCAAGTTTTCTTAGTTTCTTTAGTAATTTAGGTACAAATGTTAAAGCAGCTTTTGTAAAAGCAAAAGACGCAATTGTTAACACATTTGGAAATATTAAAGATTCAGTTGTTGAGAAATTTACAGGGATAAAAGACGGTATAGCAAAAAAGTTTACAGCTGTAAAAGACGCTATATCAGAAAAGTGGGGGAATGCAACAACATGGTTAGGTGAACAAAAAGATAAAATAGTTGCAGCCTTTTCTAATGTGGGTGAGAAAATTGGAAATGCATTCGGTTCGGTTTATGATGGTATATCTACTGGTTGGGGAACTGCAACAACTTGGGTAGGTGA